ATGTTACTATCAATGTTGGTGAATTAAAATCTGTTAGCGATGATGCTTTAGATAAATTTATTAAAGCAGAGTCTGCTGACATAGCTTTGAATGTAACTCCCACTTACTCAAGAGTTCCTGAGATAGTAAAACAATTAAAATTTATACCAGTCATAGGTAACTTTACAGCTTTCCCTGCTGAGATAGTAAGAAATACTGGCAACACTATATCAAGAGGTATTAAAGAACTAGCAAGTAACAATGCAGAATTACAAAAAGTAGGAATGAGAAGACTAACGTCTGGACTAACTACTACTGTTGGAGTTCCAGCAGGTTTAACCGCAGCAGGTCTAGCCCTAACTGGTTCAAGTCAAGAACAGATAGACGCATATAAAAGATCTTTTGCTGCACCTTGGGAAAAGACTGCGACTATGATTCCAACCAGCACTGATGCACAAGGAAATATTACAGGATTTATTAATTACAGTTACACCAATCCCTATGATTATTTGCAAAGACCATTTAGAGCTGTATTAAATGCAGTTGCTACTGGCAATAGAAACGAAGCTAGTCTACTAAGCATAGCAAGTAATGCAACAATAGATTCAGTAGGAGAAATGGCAAATCCTTTTTTATCTACAAGTATAGGTGCTAACGCCTTGCTTGAAGCACAATCTGGTCAAACATCAACAGGTAAAATTATTTATAACGAATCAGATTTATTAGGTGATAAGGGTTTAAAATCAATGATTCACGTTTTTAATTCTATAGCACCTACAGCACTGCCTTTTTCAGTACAAGTTGATGCAGAAGGAACACAGATAGTTCCTAAAGATTTTGTAACAGCTGCAGCCTCTGTCTTTACAGGAGAAGAAGATTTAATTAGTCCAAAAGGAAAACCTATTGATGTAGCAGAGACAATGGTACAAGCTTTCTCTGGTATTAAAGTTGTTAAACCACAGCTAGAAAGATCTCTGTATTACAAAGCAGCAGAGTCTAAGAGAGCTATAAGAGAAACAACTAATGAATTTAATAGATTGCTTAGATCAAATAACAGAAGAGATGCAGAAAGTTTTGTTAAAGGTTACATCAATACAAACAAAGACAGATACAATTCTTTAAGAACTCTTTACACAGCTATAGAAGATGCAAGAACATTAGGAGTTCCTGATTATGCTATTAGCGAACAGTTAAAGATTGCTAAGGTAGCTAACAGAGACTTGGTTATGCTAGGTATATTTAAACCTAGTGAAGTTAATCAAGATGTACTTAACTTTGCTTTACAAGGAACAGATATTAAAGCACCTCAAGAAGTACCTATTGGAGACTTGGCTTCTGCTTCAATAGATTTAACTGGACAATCTTTACAAGGACAGTTTGAAGCACCTAATCTTGCTCAACCTAGCAGAGCATCTCAGCTACTAAGAGAAGAAGAAGAAAAGAAAATACTAGGAATCTAATTTGTACAACAAATACGGAGCAAAGAAAGTAAGACTCGATGGCTATACCTTTGATAGCAAACTTGAGGCAGCTCGATACAATCATCTTAAAGAACTAGAAGATAAAGGCCTAATCTCTGACATAGAAGTACACCCACCCTTCCCATGCTTTGTTAATGAAAAGAAGGTATGTCTTTACAAGGCTGACTTTAAATATAAGAACATCAATGGCGATGAGATCATAGAAGATACCAAGGGTATAGAGACACCTATGTTTAGATTAAAGAAGAAACTTGTTGAAGCTTTGTATCCAGGCGTAGAAATTATAGTAATAAAAAAAGCTAAAGCTTAGAAAGGCACGCCTGTTTCAACCCAAGGTCTGATACTCTTGATCGTACCATTCATTAATCTCTTAGCAGAAGCACACTGTTCTAGTAATTCTTTTGGAAAGCCACTGTTGATTACTTCTATCAGCTCCTCACTAGAGTAAAGGTTGTCGCCAGTAGATTCTTTCTGACTAGCTACGTTAATAAACTTAAACCCATCTTTCTCATACATAACAAAGTTATCATCCTCTTCGATCATGGTTGCTGGTATTAGCTCTGGTATATAGTTATGTCTTGGACATCCCTTAGTCTGTCTATCCTCGCTGATTCCTTTGTCATGTTGAGAGCAATGCCAATGCCCCCCACCCTTGTTAATATCAACACTAGCAAAGCGACATGATCTGCAATGAACTTTCTCAGGTAAAGATCTGCCAAGATATGCGGCCCTTTCTTTAGCAGACATAAAGCTACGTATTCTGTAGTCAGTCTCGGGTATGTTGTTGTCAGGTGGCGTATTAGTTTTCAATACATGCTCTGCTTTTTCCATAAGCATTTCAAACTTTAAGTAATCAAAGTCAATAACTTCTGTATACAAAGCTGAATTGTTTTTGTTGTAAACGATAGCTATGCAATGATCCATTTTAAAAAGTCCCATGTACAAATGAATCTGTGCGTCATACTCTTCTGACCAAGCACAATAACTACCTAGCTTTTCTAAATTTTTAAAACGATTGTCGTTAGCTGTTTTAAACTCTAACAGATAGGGTATGTTTTCTTTCAAGCCTGGTAGGTTTCTAGCGACACCATCTATGTGTCCTTTGACATGCCCTCCAAGAGCCTCTGTTTTAAATTGCTTACCATCCTTTTGAACATCATAGATAATGGCTCCTGGTATCTTACGTAGCTTCTCAATCAAATGATCTTCTACTACATTGCCTAGGTCTAAAAGTCTAAGAACTCTTGGCTCCCATTCATCGGGCATGAGCCAGCGGTATCGCATCCAAAGGAGCCTTTGATTTGGATTGCCGATACCACTGATACCCAAATAAAACCTTTGGTGTCTCTCAGCATTTGTTTCTACTTCATCAAGAAGATGATTGATTGTCATAGTAATATCTCCTCGTTTTGTTTTGTTCTGATCCCTATAACATTCTCATACTTGCCCTGCTTTTGTAAGACAATCTCTGCTATGTTCTCAAAGGCACCACTGTTTATTAATTCAGCGGCCATCCATGGTTGCTTGGGCGATCCCCACTTCTCTGCTATCTTCTTCCACTTACGTACTGCCATGTGGTGTGCTTTGGGATGTCCAAACATCAACGGCATTTTCTTAGGGAAAAATTCATTCTTAACTGTAAAGATCACTTGACAATACTCACTGCCATTCTGTGATTTGGTTACTGTTGCATAGATGTCAGTGACAGGTTTGTATCTAGGCTTGGCCTTCTCTCTCTCATCAGACAAGACAGCTTGTCTCTCTGCCTTAGTTCTCTTAGCAACTTCTTTTTCTTTCTTAGTCTGTAGTTCTTCAAACTTTTTAGATCCTTCAAACTCTTGACCACACTCAATACATTTCTTAGCTGAGGGTAAGTTAATTGCACTACAGTTAGAACATATCTTAGGATGGTATCTAGCTGGAGCTGACTGATCAGGTTGTATCTCATCAAGACAACCATGCCTAGCTACATTTTCTCCATAGTCTAGTAGTAGGCAGTTGTCTTTCTCCTCGTGCAGTCTCATCCCCCTTCCGCACATTTGAACAAACAAGCCAACGCTTTGTGTTGGTCTAAGTAATGCTACGCAGTCAGCTCTTGGAGCATCCCAACCTTCAGTCAGCACACCCACATTACATATAGCATGTATAGATCCAGCGTTGAATCTTTTTAATACATCTTCTCTTTTATCTTTTGGTGTCTCACCTGTAACGCATTCAGCTTCGATCCCATAGGTCTTCAAGCATTGAGTCATTTTCTCTGCATGTAATACTGATACACAAAAGAATACTGTAGCTGTTCTACCTTTGGTATAAGCGTTATCAATCCAGTCGTTAATAACCTGTAAGATCGTATCATCGACCATAGCTATTTTTTCTAGTTCGCTTTCCTTAAAGTCTCCATTCTTAAACTTTAATGCAACAGCTCCTGCATCAATGATGGCATCCTCATTCACAGCATAGGCTGATAACCTACACAAAAATCCATTACGGATCAGCTCAGGTATTGATACTGAATAAGCTAGTCCTTTAAAGAAATGATCTTTACGATTGCCATATATATAACCTTGTCCCATACGATATGGTGTGGCAGTACAGCCCATAACCTTCATAGGATTCCTGTCTGATAGGGTTGTTATAATCTTCTTGTATCTAGTATGAGAGCTTGGCGGTACGTTATGTGCTTCATCTATGATCATGTAATCAAAGCTACCGACAGCATCTAATCTCTTGGGTGATGCTAGGGTATCTCTACTTGCTATAAGGATCTGTGAATCTATCTCAAAGCGTTTCATCCCTGCTGCCAATACACCCACTGGAGCATCGGGCCATACAGTTTTAAGTTTAGTCTCTGCTTGTTCTACTAATTCTTTTCTATGAGCCATAACCAAGAACCTAGCTGTAGGATCTTTGGCTAGTATCTCTTTAATAAAATGAGAAAAGATAATGGTTTTACCAGCAGCCGTTGGCAGTACGATCAAAGCATGATCCTCTGCTGGACGATTGGCAAACCAATGGTGTAGGGAATCTATTGCATCCCTTTGGTAGTATCTAAGTTTCAATGTAGTATTTTTATTTCTTCTACGGGATCTTCTGTGATTGGTTTTTCAACTCCCATTATGTCCATGTGATCTTGTACCATACTTAGTATTAACTCTAAGGCTTCTTTTTGTGTGAAAGAAAACTTAAAGGTAAGATCAACAGCAAATCTTGTTAGTGTAATGATTGCTGATCGTGAGTCTAATTCTTTC